GTATTTCGTCACACAGCAGAAGGTGAAACTGGACATGCACACGGTCACATGGAATATTTGTTAAATGGTTCCGCTGGCGATCCTGCAACAGGTATGCAAGTAAATAATGTTGCAGAAGCACTTGAATCTGCCATTGAAGGTGAAACTCACGAATACACCGATATGTATCCAGGTATGGCTAAGACTGCCCGTGAAGAAGGCTTTGATGAAATTGCAGATTGGTTCGAAACACTTGCAAAAGCAGAACGTTCTCATGCAGGTAAGTTCAAGAAAACTCTTGAGGCTTACAAAGCTGGACAACTATAAATAGTATTATACACTGGGTTTTGGTGGCATCACCCAGGAGCAATCCTAAAAAACCACCACTTACACACAACACACAAGGAGAAAACTATGAGTAATCTTACACCTTTTGAAATTCGTCTTGAACTTTTAAGAATGGCGAAAGAACTTTTGTTAGAGGAATATCATTCTAACAAAGATCGACTTCAACAAGAATGGCATGTAAAGGTAGAGTCTGCAAAACTAAACGGACAACCAATACCTGATCATCCAGCATATCCAACATATCCCACAGAAAACGAAATTATTACCAAGGCACAGTCCTTGAACGGTTTTGTTTCAAACATCACAACAGAAAAGACTACTAGCAAAAAGTCTACCTGATCGGGACAAGAGAGGCTTCGGCCTCTCCCTAACTACTAAGGAGAAATAATGCTTAAAGATAAGTTCACAAATATTTTTAGCGGAATAAGTTTTTTAATTGTAGCAACACTATTATCTCTGTCCGTATTTGCATATACAATACCAGATCAAGTTGCAAATGAAATTGAACGAGAAACTAAACAAGTCATGGCAAAAGACGTTGAGTGTCTTGCCAACAATATCTACTACGAAGCAGGTAGAGAATCCTTTGAAGGAAAACTTGCCGTAGCACAGGTTACCATCAATAGAACAAAGTCAAACAGATATCCAAATACAATCTGTGGCGTTGTCTATCAAAAAGATAAAATCAATGGAAGAATGTTATGCCAATTTAGTTGGGTATGTGAAAAAGTTCACACAAATAAAAACCAATACCTATGGGAAGAAGCACAATACATTGCCAGAAAAGCATTGACAGAACCTATTGCTCATGCTAAAATAGCAGCACATAACGTAATGTATTTTCATGGAGCCTACATCAATCCTGGTTGGAAAAAGAGTGGTGTGGTAATGCAAATTGGTAATCATATATTTTATACTAGAACATAATGCCAACAAGAGAAGAAATAAAAACATTCAGTTTGATGATTGAAACTATGGCAGGAGAAATGAACTGTGACTTATTGGATGCAATTCTTCATCACTGTGAACAAACAGGTTTAGAGGTGGAGGTTGCATCCTCTCTTGTATCATCAGCACTCAAGTCAAAAATCAGAGAACAAGCCGAAAAGAACAATCAACTAAAGAAAATAAACAGACTACCTCTATGAGTGAAAATGGCGGATACGCCGTCTATATGATGTATCAGTCTTTAAGATTGCATTTTATATCTGACAGTTACGATTACTTCAAATATAACGGCAAAACAAATACAACAAAAGAATCTTTTCTTACTCACAAAAACAAATATTCTTTTTACAAATTATCCAGAAAATATTCATTAGAAGATTGTAGAGACTTTTTGGTATCTAACTTTGTTCGCCAAGACTTTCATTGGGTCGGTGAACTATTGACACCAGAAGCAGAAGATAATTACACAAATTGGTTAAAAACAAAACAGTCCTTGACATATACTTTTGAAAATGATATAACTTACTTGTTTGACCACCATAAAGATTTCATATCAGTCAAATCTGCATCACCAAAACTATATGACGAATTACTCAGACATAAAGTGACTTTAGAAACTGTCGTGATACTTAATGACTTGATGAACTTTTTACCAATGTGGGAGAAAAAAATTGATGATGATATAATATGGCCAACTTGGAAAAGAAAGATAAAAAAATATACGCCGTTCGTTGTTTATGATAAAATAAAATTTCGTGATATTGTGAGGAAATACTTATGAAAACACTATACTTGGATATGGATGGAGTGTTGGCTAACTTTGAAAAACGATTTGAAGAACTTTTTAATAAATCTGCTAATAGGTCTAGAGAATTAAAAGAATTCAATTCAGATTGGTCAACATTCATTGAAGGTGGTAACTTTGCAACACTTGAATGGTGGCCAGGTGCTCAAGAACTATTAGAGTTTGTTGATTCTATTCCTAACATCAATATTGAAATTCTAAGTTCAAGTGGTGGACCAAAATATCACAAAGAAGTAACAGAACAAAAACAGAAGTGGTTACAAGATCATGGCATCAAGTACAAGCAAAACATTATTCCAGGTAGCAGATTGAAAGGTACTTATGCCAGAGGTGCCAGTACCATTCTTGTTGATGATACTGACTATGTTATAGAAGGTTTCATTGACAATGGTGGTATCGGTATATTACATAGAGATTTAGGCAATACTAAGAGATTGATACTTGATGCTCTTGCAGTATGACTAAATACTATGATATAATGAGCTGTATGTGGACAAGTCGTTTATACTACGTTTATACTAGGAGATACTAATGGATTTTTCAAAACTCAAAAAGAGTTCGTCTAACCTTGACAAACTCACCAAAGCACTAGAAGCAGTCAACACTTCTTCCGATTCAAATTCCGATGACGATCATTACTGGAAACCTGAACTAGATAAGTCTGGTAATGGTTATGCAGTCATTCGTTTTCTTCCTGAACCACCACAAGATGAAGATGGACTCCCATGGGTCAAAATGTTCCGTCATGGCTTTCAAGGTCCTGGTGGTTGGCTGATTGATGATTGCCGTACTACACTCAATGAAAAGTGTCCTGTTTGTGAACACAATACACAATTGTGGAACTCAGGCATTGAAGCAAACAAAAAGATTGCCCGTGATCAAAAGCGTAAGCTAACTTATGTTTCAAACATCTATGTTGTTGAGGATCCTAAACGTCCTGAAAACAACGGCAAAGTTTTTCTATTTAAATATGGTAAGAGCATCTTTGATAAAATCAATGGTGCAATGCATCCTGAGTTTGAAGATGAGAAGCCAATGAACCCATTTGACTTGTGGAAAGGTGCTAACTTCAAAGTCAAGATTCGTAAAGTCGATGGTTATCAAAACTATGATAAGTGTGAGTTTGATTCACCTGCACCTCTGCTAGATGACGATGATGCCCTAGAGAAAGTATGGAAGCAAGAATACTCTCTCAAAGAGCTGATTGATCCTAGCAAGTTCAAATCATATGATGCTATCAAAGCACGCCTTGATAAAGTTCTGGGTCTAGCAGGAACTGCTGCACCAAGAACCACGGTTGAAGATAGTTCTCATATGTTTGAAACTGAAGTTGAGGAGAAGCCTGTTGCAAAGAAAGCTCCAGTGAAAACACCTTCAATCGATGAAGATGAAGATGATGATATGAATTACTTTGCAAAGCTTGCAGCCGAAGATTAAACAGACTAGACGGTCTTGTTTAGCCCCGCCTAGTGCGGGGTTTTTACATCACAGAACTTCTACGTTGAAGTTTGTTTATGATATTTCCAATTGCATCATCACGAACAGGTGCAGCACCAGTTGCAGTACCAGCATCTTGACCACCTAAATTTATTCCATTTGTTGAACTCTTATTGATTATCATAGGTGCCGACTGTGTAAAATCCATGATCTCAGATTCTAGCTGCATATTTTGATCAGTAGCAGTTGCAACAGGAGGTGCTGAAGGAACATTAGGCATTGCTGTAGACATGTCTGATGATGCTGAACCTGGTGTTGTTGCTGTAGATGCTGCTGGAGTTGATGCATCACCAGCAGAAGATGTAATTGAACCTGCTGGTGAAGCTTCAGCACCTTTTGATGCTCCTGAAGGTACTGGTGTTGCAGATGAAGCAGTTTGTCCACTCATCCCACCTGATGTTGCTCCTGAAGGTACTGGTGTTGCAGATGCTTGTTTTTCTTTTCTCTTTTTTATTTCAGCTTCAATGGCATCTAATTTTGCTGATTTTTCTTTGATATATGGAGAAGGATTAGATTTTAATTGAAATCTAGGATTTCCATATTGAAGAATGTCCTCACGCAAAGCATTTAATTCGGTTAATGTGGCAGAAGCAATATTACCTTTTTTATCTTTATTAAATTTATCAATTATTTTTTTTCTTGCTGCTTCTTTTTCTGGACTTTCTTTCATTGATTCGTATTCTGCTTCACCACCATAACCACCACCAGCAGCCTGACCAGAGGATAAAGCTTTTTGCTGCTGAATTCCTGTCTTATCTCTATTTAACCATAGATCATAGACATATGCACCCAAGGCCGCCACAGTCAAAAGACCCAACAAAGCTATACCAACGGGACTTAATAGAAAAGCTCCAAGTCTTGCAATTAAACTTAAAAATCCAGTACCGAATGATGTCATTATTGTTTTAGCCAAATTAATGAATGGATCTAAAAATTTCATTAGGTTTGTAAACATATCTTTGATATTTCCAAACATACTTCTAATGAAGTCTAAAAGTCCACCACCTTCTTTCTTTTCAACTGGTGTTGCTTTAGGTCTTGCACTACTAGTAATTGCTGCTAATAATTCTTTGAAACGGCGTTCATCTTCTAATGATTGTTCCTCTCTAAAGTTTTTTTCTACTTCCCTTCTCTTTGTCTCATCATCAATATTCTTTTTAAGTAGATTATAAATTTTTGCAAATACATCAGCAACACCTTCACTTTGTTTGACTGGTTGTAAAGAACCTGGACTGACTCTTGCAAAGAATGGATCATATGCTGCTTCACGACCTGCACCCTTTCTTGCAAAGTATTGAATGTCATCTGCACTTCTTCCCATCATTCTACCAAGAATTGCTGTACCAAGTTTTGTTCTACCAACAAGCATACTTGCAATATTCAAAGGATCGAATGCTTCTCGTATTCGTGTTCTCTTTGCAGCAAATTTTTGTGATACCGCCTTACCGACTGAACCAAACCCTCCACCTTCAGCAATATTTCTTGCTATTAAATCGGTAAGTGATATCTGACCAGTTCGTCTGGCTTGTCTATAATCTTGTGCTGTCGCCATTATGTTGCTGCTCCTCGTGCAAAGGTTGATGCGTCTGATCTAGGTACCGTCATAGTTTTTGAATTGTCTGCTGAAGCTACTACGTTATTGGTTTGATTTACCACGACAGGTCCTCCTGCTGCGGCCGCTTGTTGTTTTTTTAGGTCTTTGTTTTCTGTAGATGTTTCAGCTAATCTTTTACCAGATGAACTAGTTGAACCTTCTGGTAAATTAGAAGAATATTTCTCAACTTTAGATAATAGTTCTGCACCATATCCTTTTGATAAATTTAATCCTCTTCCACCAATAGTTTGTGTTACTTCTCTATTTGCTTCAGATTGATTTTTAAATGAATTTATTTTATTTTTTCCTAATCCATCTCTGACAAAAACAATTGCAGCTCTAGCAGCAATCTGAGGATCGTTTAATTTTTCAGGATTACTTACCAAATCAATTCCAAGTTTTTTTCCTAACTCTCTATAATTATTTTTTCCGGTTACTTGTATAAATCCTCTACCAAGATATTTGAACCCATCACCTTCTTCCGTATTACCCATTGATTTACCCATTTTAGTGTCTTTTCCATATACCATTTCGGCAAATTTATATGGGTCTTTCTTAATTTGATTTAATTCCTCATCAGAATATTTGTTTGCTCTTGCAGTAAATATTTCTCTAATTCTTTTATTACTAGTATTTGCATATGCCTTTAAATTCTCAGATTGAGGCACAAAATTAGATTCTTTTTGAATATTTGCTAAAATAGCCTTCTTTGCATATTCATTGGTTACTCCCAACTCATCTGCTTGAGCATTTACCATTCCAATTACTCCAGCAGCTCCAATTCCTATTTTTGCTGCTGTTGGTATTGCAGCACTGGGAACAGAAGAAGGTGCTGAGGGAGTAGGTCCTTTAGGCGCAGGTGTTGCTGAGGGAGTAGGTCCTTTAGGCGCAGGTGTTGCTGAGGGAGTAGGTCCTTTAGGTGCCGCTGCCGTTGGTGGTTGAGCACCAGGTGATGGTTTTGCACCTTTTGGGATTTCAGGTTTTTCTATTCCTTTTCCTTTAGGTGTTTCTTTTTTCAAATCTTGTATTTCTTTTTTTGTTTTGTCTGATTCTTTTTTAATTTTCTTAGTTTCTTTTTTCAGACCTTTTGGTTGTTTAGTTAAAGCCTCAATCAATTGTTGATTTCTTTTCTCTTTTACTTCATTGAAAGATTTTGCAAAGTTTTCTTCTATTTGAAGTTCTTTTTTCTTCTTTTCTTCGTTTCGTCTTATTAAACCATATAACTTACCAGCAATGTCTGTGATAGATTCGCCTTTCTGTGGAGGTACATCTGCTCTGGCAACTTTTGATACAAACTTAGGATCTTTTTTCTTGCTATCTTTTAATCCTTTTCTCATACCACCTTTTGTTCCAGCATAGTTATCGGTAGCAGATTTTTTTCTACCAAATATTCCCGACACCAAATTAAAAGGATTGAGATTACTCATCAATCCTCTTGTATTGTTCTGCATTGTTTCTGATGGTTCTGGTCTGTTATTACCACCACCCAACAGACTTCCTAATATACTCATCTACTTGTTCTCTGCGATTGTTTTTGTTTTATTTTTTCATTTTCTTCTTCCAAATAACGAATCAACATATTGACATAAACATCTCTCTCCCATGGCAGCATATTCTCAATTTCTGCAAGACTATATTTGTGGTGCTGTATTAAAGCAAAGTTAGTCTTGTAGTAGTTCTGCAATGTATCATGACGAAAACTTACACGAAAAAATTGTTGAGTCCTTCAATCTCTAGTTTATGTTCGTAACCACATTTGTTACATGTAAAGTCAACAGTCTTTTCTAGTTTTGGTAAGTTATTGAAAAATTCTTCTAATCTACTGAATTGTTGTTGATTTAATGAATCTACAAACTCTAACAATTCTTTTGGATCTGCTTCTTTTGCATAATAGAACTGTTCACCATCATGAATATATTCAATACTATCTGCAATCATTTTTAAAGCAAACTCAGAAATATCTGTAGTGTTCCTTGTTTCTTTTACAATAGAGAACTCAGGATACTTTAGTTTAACTGTTATATTCTCTGTCAGTTTAATCGTATCTGATATTCCTTCAGGTTTATCAACTTTAATATCCAATAGATTAATATTGACTTCCATGATGTTGCCACATTCTTTTCCTTCAACTTCATTGTTACAGCGGTATTTGTTTTCTGCAATCTCACCCACAGACCTTGCTCTCAAGTTTAAAAAATAAAACTCAATGTCTGTGATAGGAAGTTTGTCTATGTCAATATCTTCAGTCAAAGTACAATTGTGTAACACTTGACGAATATTCTGTTCTATAGCACTTTCATCACTTGCTTCAAGTGCCATTAGCAAGTTTCTTTGTTCTTTAACTAGAAATGGTCTGAAACGAATGTGTTTTCCAGACAAAGGCAAATCAAGTTCATAAATCGGTGTATCTATTTTTGGCAAAGCCATAACAATCTCCTATAATATATTAAGTCTTAAATCCTTGAGCAACTGAAGTCATATCATAAATCTTCCCTGATGTACTGCTATTGAAAGGATTGTATGAAGTTCCGCCAGCATATTTCGTTAACGCACTTGTTGCCATGTCAACAGCGGTTTCAACACCAGCATTAATAAGATTCTCTGCAAATGCTGCAATAGAATTGTTTTCCCAAGTGTAATAAGCAAAAGTCACAGCAAGTTTATGATGTGAATTCTCATTACTCCAATCTAAATCCAATTGATTAATTGAAATCGGAAAAGCATCAACTAAAGTAATTGAGTATGAAAGTTGATTTTTTACGTTATATTGATTTACAGTAATTGGTGTAACATAACTTTGTCTATAATTGAAGTCATATGTTGTTCTTGGATTGATTAGATTCATCCAAGCATCAAACAGTTTCTTTTCACTCATATCATCACTTACCATAAAAGTCATTGTTGTATCATTGTAGGTTGTGAGATATGGAAGTTTTTCTGTTGGACCATAAATCTTTCTTTCTGCTGTTGCTAGTGTCTTGCTTGGCAACTCTGCATTTTCACATCTTAATTTTATTTGCCTTCCCGTGTTTAAGTATGCCACAAGTTTAAGTGGAATTGCAATTTCCACATCAAATCTGGCTGGTCTGGCTAAGTCAGTTTTGAAACTTGCCTTAAATTCGTTTAATGATGGCATTTATTTTTTCCTTATTTTTCTCATAGATTCTTTAAATACAGAACCCTTGTTTTGCTTTTGGAATCTTTCCACTGGCAAGAACAATGCAGATTCCCA